TCAAATTTTTAACTATTTTTTCCGTAAAAGATAATCCAAACGTAAGAGTTGATTCTTGATAATAATCTACATAACTCTGAAAATATTCAACGGGGGGGAATATGCATTCTGGAAAAAACGTATTGTGATATTTTTTCCCTATAACCCGTCTAGCATTCTTTGTTATATCTTCAGACAAACGTATGCGGTCTATTTTAAAACCCCTAACCACAACATCATCTTCGGGCTTTAATGAGACCTCATCATTTATAATCACACGATTTTTATTCAAATATATCGTTTTAATATCTATATTATTTCTCATATGGTCATTCGTATAACTCATATGATCTTCATTATACGGATATAAAGAATATACAATATTTTTCAACTGCATTACGTCCCCGACAGATAAAACTCTAAGAGCCGCAGGCCGTCTATTTAAATGACATACATGATATTTTTTTTCGAAATTATCATCTAAAGAAAAATCTCTCGACAAATGTTGTACATGCTGACAAATGACTTTCCAAGGAAATCCATAATAATTTTTATTGTGATCTATAGAAGTAACATCAGAATCTATTATATAAATATTGTCTTGTAAAGGCAATAATTGCTTAGGCGAAGAACTTGGACCAGAATCCGACTCAATTACAAATAGTCTATCCGAATCTTTTAATTTTTTTAAATAACTATCATATGAACTATGTAATCTCTGTATACCAGGAGATATTTCATTATCTTTATCTAACGTAGTAACAATATAATCCATTATTATAAATTCTAAGAATGGGTTATAACCTCAATATTTTTCATTTTTTTCAAGGTTGGAAATTTAAAATTTTCATAATGATGTTGTCTCCTATCTTTAGATAAATCTGCACAGCCCACTCCCATTAATAATACAGGAACTTCTCCCAAAATATCAGCTATAGCACTAGAGTCCATACACTTACAACATCCTGTAGCATATCCTAATTGAGTAGCTACGATATTTACATATCCTGCGGCTATACCAATTGCAATAGAACGGTCTTCTGCCCATTCATCATCATATTGAACATTAGGTACATATGTATCCTGCCGTTTCAATAACGGATTTTCATTTTCAGTAAACACTAACAATAATTGACCAAGCACTTGTGGATTAGTATAATATTTACCCTCTTCTGTTGTTTTTTCGTCAAATGAATTTTCTTTTCTTAATTCAGAATCATAATCTGAATAAATTGGACCAAATCCAACAGTTTTTTTATGAATTTCTTCTATCATGTCCCGGTCTTCTATGACATGTAACCGATAATAATTCAAATTTTGTTTAGAAGGACAATTTGTCGCTGACTCTATTAATAGCTGTTTGTCTTCTTCGGGTATAGATTTACTTAAATCCCAATTTCGCTGACATTTTTGCGATTCGTGTATTGTTTCTCGTATCATTTTGCGATACGAACCATGAGTTATTGCCATTATTATGCTCCAAAATTTAAATATTTATGTTATATTAATCTATAATAATTATTAATATTATAGTAATCTTTTTGTCTCCAAACCTTACCTGCACTTTTTAATAATCCATCTGTCAAAATTTCTTCGTTATAATTAGAATATGAGCATCCTCTAAAATCAAAAGAAATACGTGTATTGATAGAAGAATTATGAGGTATAGATCCATGTAAAATTTTACATCCATAAAATTTTACAAATTGACCGTATTTTATATTTACAGGATATAAAATATTATCAGAATGTAATATATACAGGGTATTATGATCATCTACATCCATTAACGGCATCCAAAAATTCTCTTCAAATTCAGGATGAAGTGCTATTTCATTATCAGTATGAAGACTATAATCAATACCGTTTTTATTTATCAAATCATTATCACAATATTTCACTGTACTTTTAGAGGGTACTATTTTAATTGAAGGCAACCGTTGCATTACAATAACGTTTTTGTTTAACATAGTAAACTCGCCAGGAGAAACATTTAACGCAAGTTTTAATATATTTTCACAAAAAGATTTCCATAATAAATTAAAATCAGCATCATTACGAAAATAAGAATATATTGTATGTATTAAATCACCATACGTGCTTTTTGGTTGTACATCACTAACCCAATTCCATGCATCTTCTGAAACATATTTCAAATGCAAGTTTTCAAGAGAACACTTCAGCAAATTTTCTAATAATTGCTTCCAATTATAAACACTTGTGTCATATTCATAGATTACACCAAACTTTTCTTCCATCATTAAAAAATCTCCATCCCCTCAAACGGCATATTATTATTTTTTTTATCCATCATAGGTTCTCCTTTAATATTCAATGACGTATTGAGTAACATTGGACAACCAGACTCTTGTTTCCATTCTTGCAATAATTGTTTATGCTCATCAGTTTCAACAATTTGGACTCTAGAAGTACCATCTAAATGAACTATACCAGGATACATTTTTCTAGTATGATTCAATGCAGTGAATGTTGTGTTCATATAAGGCGAATAAATATTATTTTTAAAATATGATGTCAAGTCTTCTTTTAAGATCATGGGGGCAAAGGGTCTAAAATTATCCCGGCCTTTTATTTTATTCACTCTATCTTTTATATTTATAATAGAAGGATCGGCTAAAATTGATCTATTACCCAAAGCTCTGGGTCCAAATTCAGCCTTACCAGAAATCACTCCCGCAATACCATTGGTCTTGAGTTCTTTGATCAAATTTTCTACAGGATATTTTCCAACAACGTCATATCCCAAATACGGAGAAGGGTCTATTTTTGTTTTAGTTCTTGCAAGAACACATCCTATGGCTGAACCACCGTCTCCTGGATTGCATGGTATATGAACATTACTAAATTTTTTATACAACAATCGATTGGCAGAAACATTTAAAGCACATCCTCCAACAACTATTAAATTATCATCTTCAATTTCCGAAATAATATCATCAAACACTTCTTCATATACTTGCTGTGTAGCGGAAGCTATTTCAAATTTATCCATAGTCAAATCTATTCCACGATGAAAATTAGTACCGTTGTCCCACAAATTTCGTATAATAGAATAATTTTCAAAAGTCGAATTACGATTTACTCCAGCCGCACCCATCAAAATATATTCTTCTTCGTTTGGTTTCCATCCAGCCGATTGTGTCATTGCTGAATAAAATAATCCTATTGATTTAGGATAGTTCCACTGTTTTATTATTTTAAATTCACCATAAATAACTTTCCACTGGGTCATTGTGGCCCATTCACCTATAGCATCTATTACTAATACTGTACAATTTTCAAATGACGATGTATAATACCCATAACACGCATGAGAATAATGATGTTCTGTGGGTATAGTATCATATTTAAATTCAAAAGGGGTTATCAGTTTTTGCCCCGCTAACTCTCTCCTTCTATTTTTTATTCGTATATCTTCATAAAAATATACTTTATTTGGAACACCCCAGTGTTCTTCCGCGAATTTGATAAGATTATCTGGTATTATAGAATCATTTTTCTTACGTGACCAACGTTCTGCATCAGATGCAAATACGAGTTTAGTATCTTCAAACACGGCCAAAGCCCCATCATGTGAACCAAAAGTGGTTCCCCAGCTAATCATTATATAACCCCGATAACTGTAAAGTTAATTTATCATATTTACTAAAATTTATTGCAAAATGTTCTATTGTGCTGTCCCAACAAGTTGCTTCTCCTATACTCCATCTGGAAATAGTTTTGTTAGAGCATTCTACTAATTGACCAAAATACCATTTGCTCAAAAAAACATTAATTCTCACTTTAATTTTATTTGTTGGAATATCATTTAATGGCCAAAATTTATCATAATGTGATGCATTCACTGAACCCGGTTTTTGTAAAATCAAAGTAGCATATTTAATGTCAACATTTAACTGATGATTTAATTGATTCAAATTAGATATATCATCTAAATCAATAAATTGCTGTAATATATTACAGTTCAAATCTGCATATCCTAATGCATTTGTTGACGTGCATGAGGTATCAACTAACCGAAAGTTGTCTTGAAATTTCTCCTGAAAGACATAATCGATTGACACCTGATCTATTATATGCATCATATTGTTTATTTCCTATTCCCATAAGTATATTATCAGTATATTCAAGCTGTAACTGATCACATATTTTTTTATAAATTGCGCCATAGTTTAGCCAATTGAAATCAAAAGGATATTTTAATATTAATTCATTCGCAACACCTATACTCAACAAATTTAGCATTTGTATTCCTTTTGAATTTAAAATATCAATACCATCATCCGAATTTTCTCTCTGTAACCGGATCCCCACTCTCAAATGTTCTGCCCCATAAAAGGATTTTGAAATACTAAATGCTAAAGTATCTATGCACGAATAATTATCAAAATCTATATTTATATTTTTAGACACGGTAGCATGACAAAAATCCAATAAAACAGGAATATTATATTTTTCGCATACATCTAACCAATAAAAAAATTCTGTGTGGATTTTACCATATCCCGTAAAAGGTACACTCATAATAAATGCATTATTTTTGGTCGTCTTTAAAGTCTCATCAACACGGCCAAAATTATAATTATTTTTCAAAGCGGCTCGATGATACATGAATTCACCATCGAACAATCTAAACGTTTTATTTTTATGCTTTATATAAAAATGATCAAAAATATGAACACTTCCATTAGTAATTTGGACATTATTAAACGAGGTTATATTTAAAAAATTGTTTAACTTAGAAGAAGAAATCCATTCCACAAAATTTTGTTTAAACGTGTTTATCAAATCCAAATCATATAAAAAGTTCATAGAATCTATCGACATTATGAACTTTTTAACTTCCGGATCTTTAATAGCTGTTAAATTTTTAAAATCATGCATATTCTAACAATCCATTCATTCTTCCCATAATTTAAAATGAGTATATTCATTGCTCGCATAAACACTTTTATGCGGCATATCATCTTTGTTATAAGTACTGTTACTCAAATAATAAAAAAAACGTATTGCACACCGACTAATTTTATTTGGACTATTTACGGTTCTAACAGAATGCCAATCTTTTATTTTACCCGTAACATTTTCTTTAACAATAAGTCTATTAAACAATGGAGCTACATCATATAATAATTTTGAATTAGTATTATTGTCTATATTATCAGACCAACATTCATGGTGCCCACCCCATTCCTCAGACCAATCAGGAGTTAAAAATAATATTGAGGACAAAGTCCGATGTAATCTTAATCGATCATTCCAATTAAAATCATAATGACATTTTAAACTATCTCCAGGCCGTATTATAGAAAACCCCGCACCAACTATATGAGGATCAGGCAACAATCCAACTATTCCCGTCATCTGTTCCAAGTCATATATCATTTCACCCGAATGCATCAAATCATATGTGATATTATGAGCAATAGGTGTATATATCAAATCACGATATTCTTCCATCCTAGATCCGGATCTAGTAAACACAGTCCAACCACCCCTTGGAGCTGAAACACATTCTTCATATAGTTTTATACACGTAGCTTCGTCTAAAAAATTATCAAACACTGCATGGGGTATACCAGATTTTTTATTACATTCCCACTCATTTTTTTTATTCAACATATTTTAAACCACCAAAAAATAAATTTAACAAAAAAATTTTTCCGATCTCCTACCCCACCATATACACTCTCTAGCCCACTTTTCTAAATCTCCATCATATTCAATATAAGGATCTTTCATTTTATGATACTGTTCGTTTATTAATGAAGAATCAAGATTATATTGTTTTTTTATAAAAACACATATTTCATCATAAAATCTACGTTTTTCTTTAACTAAATGAATAATAGTAGCTTCCTCATACTCCCAATATATATTTGAAACGTCTAATACTTTTCTACCCCAAGGTATTTTTTGTTCAAATACTTTTTTTAACAGCCTCTTTGTTATATAATATTCTTTATAAAGAAATGTTGTATCATTATTGATAAACCACATAAAAAGATCATCATAAAATTGCCTCAATGTTATTTTATATTCCTTTTTTAATTTCAGTGCAAGTATTCTTAACCACCCCAAAAAATGAAAAGAAATCATATACCATTTCCAAAGAGTTGCTTCAATATAGTCGTCAAACGACATAACAGTTGAACCAACAACAACATTATTCACATCTTTCATAAGCTCTTCTGAAGGATGATCATGATGAAAAAAAGCTGGAGTTGTTTGCCTAATTTTAATGCCGTATTTATTTAAATATTCTTTATCACCAAAGGGAGTATTAGGTAAGGCCACCATCACATATATACCAATATAATTATGATAATCAACATCATCGATCAATTTATACAGCCCCTCCTTAAAACTAGTTAATGTTTCTTCGGGTAACCCTAAAATTGTTTCTATGTAAGCAGGCATTCCTATTGTTTTGAGTTTTGATATGACTTGAACTAAATTAGTATTTTCATTTGTTCTTCCTATAGCCTTTAACGTTTTGTGATTTGTAGACTGTAACGCAATCGTCACACTCTTATTTAGACCAGCTTTCCACAAATCTTCAGCCATGTCAAAAAGATAGGGCTTTTTATGTTTTGCCCAAGTAATATTTAATGCGGTTGGAAATCCAATCGTTTTAAAGTTTTTTATCAATAAATCAGAAATAATCTTATGTTCTCTATACATGCCAAAATTATTAGCAATCAAATGCAAATATTCAATATTGTGTTCAGAAATCCAATTGATTTCTTTCAGCATCTTATCATAATCTTGTTTGATAATTTTTGTCCAATGTCTATCGCCAACCTCACAAAAAGAACACGTATAAGGACAACCTCTCTCTATTTCTATAAGACTTTCCCATTCATAATTATGATCTTTAACAGAAATAAGATCGTCAAAAAGACCATTAAGGTATGGGCTAGGTAGTTTAGATATGTTTTTTATTCGTTCTTCTAAAGGAGTTTGAAATTGATGTGTCGTAATACCTTTAACTGATCTTATATTAAATCCATGAATAATTGTTTTCAATATATTTTTAAAAACAATTTCGCCCTCATTATGCACAATAACATCAATAAACGGTCTTTCATCTAAAAATTCTCTGCACCTTCCGTGTTTAGGAGTACCTAGACCACCATACACTATCAAACAGTTGGGATTTATTTTTTTAATTTCAGCACATACTCTATCGCTTACATAAGTGTTCCAAACAAAATAGGAAACACCCACAACATCACATTGGGCCAATTTTTGAGCAGTTGATAAAACATCGAAAGACCCGTCAAGCACATAATGCCAATCAGCAACATTAAAAGAAAAATTATTTAATATTTCATCGTCTGATCTACAATAACTCCACACACATCCTGTAGAATACGGTAATTTAATTTGAT